CTAAATTAGCTCTATGGAGACCAATGAAGATTGATAATATGATTTGTTTTATTCCAGACATCCTTGTTCCGCACATAAATACCTCACCAGACCCTGAGCTAATCCAGAAAGAAATATCTCAAATTCATTCGTCCAGCAGACAGAAGAGTATTCTCTACCAACTCAAAAATCAAATTGAGATGCGCGAGGATGATGACTTTATCCAGAAAAACTTTGACGTCATGAAGGGACTGATACCAATCAAAGATAACAAGACGATTGATATGCGAACATGTGAAGTGCGTCCGCGTGTGCGTGAGGACTACTTCACCAAGACAACCGACCGAGAGTTCAAACCAAACTACAATCGTGCGGAAGTTGTTGAATATTATGAGAGTATTCTAACTAACCATCTTACCAAGACAAAGCCATCCGTTGAATATCGTGAGTGTTTTGAGCAAGTGATTGCGTACAGTATGACGGGAGAGAACAACTTGAAGAAGTTTGTGAACTTGATTGGAAATGGTGATAACGGAAAGAGCGTGTTCATTGAGGTTCACCAATCCATCTTTAATGGCTTCTCAACCCAAGGTAACAAGAGAACGTTCATCTCACAGAAAAGTCAGTCTAATCACGACGCCGAGATTATGGGCCTCATCAATTCCCGTTTCGTTTCTCTCACGGAACTGAAAAAGAAGGAAGCATTTAATGAAGAACTTATCAAGGCAATCTCAGGAGGCGACACTCAAAAGGTTCGCGGATGTGGACAGAAGGATACGATTGAGGTTCTGTTCTCTTGTGTCTTATGGATTGCGACAAACGAACTTGCTAAATTTGAGAACGAGCAGTTTAAGAATAGATTGCTTTGTGTGGACTTTGCGAACAAATTTGAGAAGAACCCAAGCTACGTGGAGAAGCTTAAAGGAATGTATGACGACTTCTTCACTCATATCTGTTTGTCGGCCAAGAAATATTATGAGAACGGACGTTCCATTACATTCTGTCCAGAGATTGAGGATTACACAAACAAGATGAAGAATAGCCAGAACTCGTTCTTGAACTGGTTAGCATCACAGGATATCTTTGAGAAGAGCGAAGAAGGTGAGGAGATTGACCGTGAATTGGTACGTGAACATTATTATCAGTTCTGCCGAGACAATGAGGTATCAAAGATTACAAACTTTTACAAAGCATTTGAGGAACATTTCAAGGTAGAGCCGTCAAGAAAACCAAATAATGGGTTCCGGTATTATGAAAACATTTGTAGATTATAAACCAAAATCAATGAAATTATTTTAATTTTTTATTATCTTGGATAATATAAAATATGTTTGCGAGAGACTTAACATTTGGTAAAGTGTATGAGAAAAAGTTCATGGATTATATTGACTACGACGAAGTAGAAAAATGCCCAGATGGAAAATTTAGTAAATGGGACGTTCGTATAAAGAAAGGAGATGGGTATAAAAGTTTTGAGATTAAAGCCGATAAGCTTTCGGCTAAGACAGGAAATTTTTGTATTGAGTATGAATGTAGTGGTAGACCTTCTGGTTTAGCGACAACAGAAGCAGATTACTATGGATACTTTGTGATTGGAGAGAAAGATGATTGTTACATTATTCCTACGGATGTGCTACGAAAAGAATGTGTAAAGCCTTTTGTTAAAAGTTTGAGATGCGGAGATGGTTATCGGGCAAGAGCTTATTTGTTACCAGTACATGAATTTTATATGTACAAAGTGGAAAAACGACACAATTAACTATAATATATCGTAAAAAATAGATATATTATACAATAAACCTCAATATATCATTAAAAATAGGCATTTTATGATGTATAAAAAATTTTTTATACATCATAATATAGTGTTTTCTTATCATATATCATAGTTTATGTGATATATGTAGGTTTATTGTTAATGTTCCATATGGTATAATATGGTTTATACGTGTTACTTCTTCTTCATCGCTCTAATTTTCGCCATTTTATCTTTCATTGCTTTACTTCCCTTCGCCGGAACTTTCACTTTTCCACCCTTTTTTAAAGCTACTGTGTCCTTTACTAATGATATGCCCATTTGCGGAGGACCTTTCAAAATCATACCACCTCTTGCGTATCCTTTTTTTGCGTTGACGTTTTCTTCAACGTATGAACTGAGCGAACGATACGGTTTACCAATTCCAAGTAAATCACCTAGAAATCCCATTTTATTATAACAATAGATAATAAAATTTTTTACTTATTCCTTTTTGATATAAAGCATTTGTTGTGGAATACTATGCCCCATAGCTTTACTATCGGCTTCCATTTCACGTAAATCAATATCCTTGTACTTGTCGCTCAAAAAGCTGTGACGCAAAATGTTAACCGAAGCCTTCTTCCCAAGGATAGAATTCAAACGCTGTTGAAGCTGTGAGCTTGAAAACTTCTTGTCGGTCATTCCAACCAGAAGATAATCGTGTGGATTTAGTTTCTTCCACTTGTCCAAAATAAATTTGAGCTTTGGATTAATGGTAATTTCTTCCCTTCCATGGTGCCTGGACGTTTTGTATTTATTGAAAATAAATTTGGTTTTAGAAATGTAGTTTTCATCTTCCGTAGCATTCTTAATTCGCATCAGGGTGTAATCTTGGAGCCTCCTGGGGGGCTGTAAAACATACAAACTCAAAATCACAAAGTTTTGAAGACGTTGGAACTCATTCGGCTTTAAGCTCGTTTTAGAGAGAAGCGGACGAGTTTCTTTATCCAAATCACTATAAATCTTTTTAAGCTCTTCTTGGCTAATCCAATTCTCCTTCTGCGTTTCCGTCTTCTCTTGGTCTTTCTCCTTGTCGTTGTGCTTGTGAGCATCATCCAACATCTGCTTACGATACAATTCCGCCGTATGCGGGTGTTTCTCCGTAAGGACGACAAGGGAGGCTAACATCGTTTTCCGTTTTGAACCATCCTTCTCTTTAAGGTATTCCAACACTTCCTTCGGGTGTTTGGTGAGATAGTCAACGCATCCGTCTAGGTCTTGTGTCTTCTTCATATACTTGTAGAGGTTGGAGATGATGCTAGTGTAGGTCTTCACACTGCTGTCGGCGATGTTCGGGCGGTTTTTCTTAACCGTTTCTTTGATTTCGTCCATTTTATATTCTATCAAGAAAATAAATTGTGAAAATTTTATTTTATTACGTTTATTTGATTTAACGAATTAAGGAGGCATTACCTTGGCTATCAATTGCTATAATCTGTTGCAACGCACAGTAGATGTAGAACGTACCAGCGTTCGTGCCAACGAATTCAAGAACAGCCGTGTTACACGGAACACCCTGGAACGAGAAGCCACCATCGCTTGACTTTGCCGTAGATAGACCACCAAGGTAAGCACCAGAGCTGTAAATCGCACGGGTGAGAGCAGCATACGTGAAATCGTTAGCTACGGCAACTGCTTGTGTATCGGCAACGACACCAACCGAAACACGGTCGCTATCCCACATTGTATTGAGTGAACGGTTCATTTCAATGAATTGCTGGACGCTGTCGCTAAGGTTACCGTTGAATACGAGCTGACCATCTAGGTACAAACGGCACGAAGTCTGTCCGCCGTCGGTAAAGTGTCCAGCATCCGCACCAGCTTCACGAACAACTGTGTTCCACAGCACGGAACGGAGAGATGAGCAGTTCAAGCCAATGTTCTGTGTAACCGCACCAGTCTGCGCAACACGGACGTTATAGTAGGTGTTGATGGGCATCTGGAACAGACGCTGACCCAACATAGACTTGATACCAGCCTCAAACTGGTGGTCTGGACAAATTTGTTCGCACACAAGGGTTGCCGATGAGATGGAATACTCCGTAACTGCGTTAGTTGAGTAGGTGATAGCGTTTGCGACCGTGTCCAAATCAACGTTCAACTGAGCCGAGTTGAGCAAGAAGAGAGGAAGGTGTTGCTTGGAGTTGAAAGCACCCAACAGGATTGGAACGCACACGGTACTTGTAAGAGTGGTACTAAAAGCACCTGGAAGGGTAAATTGATTAATCTTATCATCGGCTTGGACGAAGTTGGGATTTGATGCGTGGAGCATAAGGGAAGAATAGAGTTTGTTGTAGTTGAGGATTTGTTCAGTGATAGCACCGGAAGCCAAGAGGGTCATACGATTGATAACCGATGAACCGGAACCGTATTGACGGAACGCCCAAGCAGTAGCCACCGCCTGAGTAACTGTTACTGTGAACTTCAAATAAGCACTGCCGGAAGCGAGGAAACCAGCGCCCATATTAGACGGAAGGATGAACGAGAGCTGACCACCCGAGGTCTGCGTTCCATTCTGGGACGACACAGACAGAATTTTCTTAGTAGCACCAGCTACACGGGGGTCTGCGTTGGACAACCAAGCTGACGGCACGTCGCTATTTGCGACCGAAACTGGATAACTTTTGACGGATGAGAATTGAGCCGACATTTTCTTTTCTTTATAGTGAGAAAAGAAAATTTTTAATTTTTATTTTTTTTTAATTATTTCTATGCTTGGAAATGTTTTTTAAGAGCATACGGTTCCGCTTCTCGCGCCATGTCCCTCATCACCATCCCACCGTTTTTTAGGCCAATTGAACCCATTACATCCCGAGCCGTTCCAATTCCAGACTGAATTTGTTTGCCGGTAGATTGGATGGTATCGCCGAGAGTACGAATGGGTGCCGGTAGAAATCCCTTCACCTTATCGTATCCGCTTGAAATTGTGTTAAATAGTGGGTTTACCACATTGTCGTATGCCCAGCGAAAGGGGGTCTTAATACCCTCCCATAGGTCACTGAAAAATCCCATAGTGTTTATTTATTAGAGAGATAATAATTATTTTTTAATCTTCTAGTTTTTCAACGTCCAGCGTGATGATTGCGACGTCAAATACGTTATTGTTTGTCCCATCATATGCGATATTACTAATTAATTCAAGGTCAATCTGTCCAGATTGGGCTTCAAGGATGAAATACCACTCACCCTGTGGGTTTCCTAGTGTGTGTGCGGATTGGTTGAGGAAGACAATATCTCGTGGGTATGTTCCGTATGTGTTCTTAAAGCAGTCACTGCGTATCCGTATAACACGGTTTGAGGTTCCTTGAACAACGTCAGCAAAAACAATCGTTTGTAGTCTGGCTTTATATCTTCCGCTGAGACCACAACTGTAAAACCTACGAGCGGGAAGTTGGAGGTTATCATCTTCAATTACGAACTGAACAATCGTCATTTTATAACTAGTCAAGATTTTATTTTTTTTATATCTCTTTTCCATCCGCTAGGTGGTTATCCGCTCGGCATAACGGACATTTTACATTACATCTTTTATTGGTCTTTTCGTAGTGGAGTTTCCAACATTTTTTGTGAAAGACGTGACCACATTTCGTCTCATACCATACTCCCTCGCAGTTATCCATACAGATGGGGCAATTATCCTCCATCGTAGTAGCAAGGGGGTAACACCACTCACAGTAACCATCTTTTACGGTAAAACGTTCGCTACATTCACATACTGTGTATACATTACCTTCCAATCGGTTGAGTTGCGATAGAATACCTTCAAGCTCGGTTCCGTGGATGGACTTAATACTATTACCGACCTCCACGTGACGAATATAAAAGTATATCGTAGCCGTGTCCCAAATGATATCTCCATCGCCATCTTCCTCTCTGTCTGCGTAAAAATCGTAACGTAGACGGAACTCGTTTAGCATGTATAAAAGCTCTTCCTGTTCAAGACACATCTCATCATCATTTTTTTCTTGAACGGCTTTATCAAAACGGGCCTTCACTTTGGCCCAGTGGAGGTCAATCGCACGGCTGAACACGGTCACTAATCGCTTTGTAATGGTAATGGACGTCATTGTTATTGTATATAGTATAAAAACGATTTCATTTTTTTCATTTTTTTCATTTTTATTTTTTAGAAATTCCAAAATTCCAAAAATTTTATCAAAAACCAAGTCGCAATGAAAAGGGGTGGTTTTAGAGACCACAGACCACGTTTTTGTATATATAACTTGGTGGTCTGTGGTCTCTAAATCGGGCATCACGTGGAGCGACCTACTTTTTTAACAAATTTTTGGAATTTTGGAATTTTTGGAATTTGGATTTATTTCTCTATATATTAGAATTTAAGACTTTATTATTATCTAACCATAATAATAAAATGGATAATCCAGTCATCTACTACCTATCCCAAGTCGCCAAGTTTGATAATGAGGACCCGCAACTTACCGAGACGGAACGAGACCGTCTCCTAGAAATCATTACCCGTTTATTGAAAACAGAAGATGTAACCACCTATATCTGCCGACAACAGCTCCCTTGGTACAGACGATTAATACTCAAAATGAAAGAACTAATAAGTTTCGGTTAAGCATTCTCTAAAATGTATGAGATAACAGTCTCCTTATTACCATCCCTCATCTTTTGTGATATGGGAATACCCAACAGCGACGCAATCTGTTCAAGGCTCATTTCACCACTCTTCGCCTTTGATTTCGCCTTAACGAACTGTCTTAAAAACGGAGCAGTCAGCCCACCCTCATCACGTATCTCTTGTAGTTCCTGCGCAGAACGTAGATAACGAGGGTTTTTCTCATCAATTAATATAATCTCAGGTTTATCCTGCTTCTTCTCCTCTTCTATCTTTACGGCTGATGGTAAAACAATCGGTGGAGGTTGCTGAGATGCTACAAGCGGAGATGGTGGCTTTTCAGCTCGTCCTAGTGGAGACGGAGGGGGTGATGGAGGCATTTCCTCAATAATTGGACGACTGGCTCCTCCTACGTTAAACTGGCTTTCTAACATTCTTCCCATATAATCACGTATCTCACGAGGGGGTAATACCAAATTCATCTGTGGCTGTTGCTCAATGCGTCTCATCGGTGGTGCTTCTACTTGTTTTGCGATAACTGGCTCTAACGTCCACCCTTGACGGGCAAACGGAGCGGGTATGGGTACCTGGCCGAACTGAGCCGTTCCAAGAACGGGTGCGAGACCCGTGCCTGTCGGCATGGTCTTCTTGGGTTTGCGTTTGTAGACACGTTTCTTCTTCTTGGGCGCTCTATCGCCAATATGGACTTTTACGATTTGAGTTTGTGTTACCATTCTTTACTTATTGGGTAGAAATTATTTTTGATTTCAAATTCTTTAACTCATCCAAAATCTTCTTGCGTTCTTCCATTATCGGGAGAGTGGCGGCCATACTACTAGCTCTGTCCAGATGCTGTTCGTCATGTCCATTTCTACTCTTTTCGTGGATGGTCATTCGCATTGACCAGTTTAAATTACCAAGGTCAAGCGCAAAACTAGTAGAAGTTCCAAGATAGATATCTATTGTATCAATCACTCGGTTATTAATTTCAATTTCTAGGTCGGTGGGGTTCGTCCATAGAATGTAGGACTGTGGAGTAGAGGATAGCTGAACCTTACCGAGGATATTGGAGATGTTGGACTGGGTTACAATGTTCTCATAATTACAGCTTTGGGCGAGACTATCGCTACGGATATATACCGCCGTGTTCTGTGTTACATTGACGTTCTGGGTGGAGGTTGCGTTTGTCTGGACACTTGAAGAGTTATAAGTGAACGTGAACGGATTAACGAAGCCAATACAGGTCATAAATACAGGAGAGTTATTCTGGATTGTTACGGATAGGGCTATCACTGACCCATCCGTAATACCAAACCCGAACGTAGCTTTACCTGTTACCCTTTCATAGGTGAAGTTGAATTTGTAGAGAGAGCTGGTGAGTGTATAGATTTGAGCTTGGAGTTTGTTTGCTATCATATCAAGTAGGTTGAGGATGTTATAATTACCGTTATCAATCACGAAAGATGAGTTGTATGTAACACCTGCTTTTACAAAAGTGAAATTAACACTATTGTTTTCGTTGGTAATTAACGGAAATGCGTACGGGAGTTCTACTGACCCAATACGAACGGTGAAGAAGTTATTAGGGCTGGTAAGGATGATGGGTTTGAACAGACTAAGGGTATAATCACTTGACGTCCCGTTTGTACGGTTCTGGCTGTTCAAGAACAGGTTATATGTCGCAACTGTCGTCATTTATTATAATTAGTATAGATTATAATAAATAAATATGTCTTATCCTGTGATTACTTCCATCTTTGAGTTAGATAAGCTAGGTAAGGATTACCCTGCGATTGTTCCAGAACCTCATCAATCTTTTTCAGGGCTTTCAGGTTCTTCTTCACCTCCCTACGAACTACCCTCTTCTGGTTCTTGTAATCATCGTCTGTTTCCGTTTCTGTCGTCTCCTCGTCGCTTGGCGGGGGAGCCTTTTGACTTCTCCGTTTCACCTGAGGTACTGCCTGAAACGAACCAGTATCGCTCTCTTCATCCTCTTCTTCTGTGGCTGTCTCCTCTTCTTGGATGGGTTTTGCCCTCGGCTTATATACCCGCTTCGGTTGAACTTTCACCCGTATGTGTGTCCCCGCCTTAATCAACTCCTCCTCCTTCGCTCGTTTATCAGCCTTCGCCTTTACCTCTTCTTCCTCCTTTGCCTTTCGTTTCGCTTCCCATTTGACCTTGTTTGCCTCTATCATCTTTAACATATTGAGACGCTGAGCCTCGGTCATCTCTCGCTTTACCTTAGCCTTGACTGCCGTGGTGGAAATGGTAGGGATTTCAGGCTGGACATCCTTCTCAATAACTATCGTTCCGTCCTCATTTTGTAGCTCTGTAATTTTAGTCTTGCGGGACATTATTTAAAATAAGCCAAGAAAAAAAAACGTAATTATTTTTTTTCTTGCGATTGAATAAAGATTATGGCTTTCATCCAAAAGAAAGAAAAGGTTCCTGTTATCACGTCTACGGACCAAGTCCCTCACGAATGGTTTTTAGAGATAAAAGACCTTAGCAATCCCAAGTATAAAGATTATATGGACAATGAGTTCCGGACAAAGGCTCTCCACGGTATGGTCTCCAATATGGTCAAGGAAGTTCAAAAGTCTAGGTCACAAACTGGTTCGGGTTGAGGATACCCCAGTCTTCCAGCTTCTTCTTTGCCCGTATTCCATACTCCGCAAAGTATGAACCGACGTCTCGGTCGGGAGCATTTTGTAGGTGCGTGATTAGCCTATCATCACTCTCACGGACGAGGTCGTTTAGTTCCTTACCCTTTACACCAGTCTTCTTAAAATTTTCGTAATCTATATCGTGCTGACGACATGCGCTATCACTCGCGTTTGCTGGTTCACCATTGTTGATTGGATTACCTGGCCCACAATACTTATATTTACCAGGGGCGGAGTAGAAGCCCTTTGACCAGTTATCGTAGGTGTTTTTTACTGCGTCCACCACGTTAGAGATACCACTTTTGGCTCGTTCAAAGATATTACTGAACCAACCCATTCTTTTTATCTTAATAACAAGATAAAAAGTTAATTTTTACTTTACGTTCGGTAGTTTGATACCAGCCTTCTTCAACATCGTGGCGACCTTCTTGACGTGCTTTTTAGGTATGACGAGTTCCCCAGCTTGAAGACGGGCGAACACCGTATCAGGGTCTTTATTTTTAAGGAGCGCTTTCGGGATGTTTTTGTGTTTAGGCTCAACCTTACCGCCTTTCATAAAATTGTGCGGGGCAATCACTTTGCCGCCTTTCTTGTATTTAAGTTCGTTACACATTTTATAGTATGTGGAGAAAAAAAATCAAAAAACTCGGTAAATGAAAATATGTTAATGCGCATTGGACCGCCGAGGAGATGACGTATTCCTTTATTCGTCCGCCCACCCCCTCAAAAGCTTTAAAAAAATCCGGTAGACGGATTTAACACATGACGCCTTTCTAATCTTCTTCGTGATGAGGAGACGATTGAAATCCGCCTTGAATGCGCAGTGGTCTGGAAGACCCTTCACGATGTTCTCGGCGCCAACATCTTCCATCCAGTCATCCTCGCAATCATAAGAGTTAATGACCGCCACGACGTGATAGGCGGATAAGTCTTCTTTACCGAGAAGCACACGGTGTGATTTTTGGTGGATATTGAGAACGCAATACGTGCTATCTACCAACAGCTTATCAAGAGGGATATTCTGGTAGCTATCACGATAGACCAATACTTTACCGTAGCTAGTCAACACGTCTAGCTCGGCAGGTTTGAGTTCGCGGGAGCAAACAAGTAGGAACTTTTTACCGTCATCTTCGGCAAGTGGTACGACGTCTTCCGCCTTAACGACTTTGGATAAGACGGGCGGTAGATTATCTAAGAGAGACATTTTTATCTAATACCCAAGATTTTTTATTTATTTTCCAGAAATCATTTTTGCGAGTTTATTAAATCGCTCCTCCGTCAGTAACTTGTATTCTTCAAGGTCTTTTCGGCTTTGTGAAAGCTGAGTTTCAAGGTCTCGGGCATGTTCTTCCATTACCTTAGACCGCTCCGTCAGTGTCTCAATCATTTTCTGTTGCTCCTGAACTGCCCCAATAAGGTGAACGGTAAAGTCTCCATAGTTAATTCCATAGCGAGTTCCATCATCATTATCGGTCTCTTTAATATTATCGTTTTTCCAACCACTAACGCAATGCGGATTTGTTTGTAGAACATCTTGGGCAAGTAATCCAATACAGATGGTATCCTTTGTAGATTGTGTAGCTGGTGTGGTTGGTTTCCCGTCGGCATCTACATCGTAATACTTACGCTTGTAATACTTTGGCTTACATTTCAAGATGCGTTCCAACGAACGGCTTGTTTTGAGGTCGTTAATATCTTCCTTTTCCCGCTCATCACTTACATTGACCCAACCACCACCAACCAAATAAGCCGCCATCGCACCATTTACATAGTGATAATGAACAGCCGCCCACACTTGAATATCCATCCAGCGAATGCCTGGTGAAAGACTTACAACGAAATTAGTAGTGGTATTGCTTGAAACTATACCCAATGCCGCTTGTGAACCGGCTGGTTGAGTAGTATTACAAAAAAGCGTGAAGCCATAACCATTCCAAGTACCAAGGTTTCCCGTTCCAGCACCGTTTTGATAATTTACAATCGCATTAGTGTACGTTGACCCACCTGTTCCAGTAGCTACATAGGAAGAAAATCCTCCGTTTGTTCCCATAAAACGAACACCACCACCAGTATCATTACGGATAGTATAGCAATTCTGTCCGCCATCGGCCGGTCTACCTGCTGAGTTCAAAAAGTGATTGGTATTACCACCGCTTCCGTGGATAATGAGATTGTAATACGCACTTGAACCGCCGTTTTGATTTGCTAAATACATAGATACATCACCATTTACATCTGCGTATTGCGTCCAATATCGCGTAAAATTCGTCATACCAGATGACGCATAACCGTAAATGTATGTTGGATTTCTATAAAACCCGAGGTATATCGCATATCCTGAACGTGGGTCTAAATGTAAATTACCATCGGTACAGATGACTTGTGCTGTTCCTTTATCCGTTCCTGAACCAACCCATAATGTTTGGTTCCAAGTTCCACCAGTTGCGGTGAACTCAGTCATTGTATTATCGGCAACTCCTTTCATACAACAGTCCATATATTGATAGCCTGGTGGACTTGTTGAACTGAATGGCGTGGTTGAACCGAATGTCCCTTGATACTGCCGAATACCATAGGTGTCCTTACGAACCATTAGAACATTTGTGTTACCACCTGAACTATCCGTCCAACCATTCATACCAATCGCATCGGCAAATGGAGCGGAACTATCATTGTTCCACGAAGCAAAAAAGAACTGCTCAGTCCCTGCGTTAATATCTTTTGGTCTAAGACTTCTATCATCTAATCTACCATATCCTGATGATGGAGAAATTAGACCACACGTCATATCCCCACCCGATGTAATACTATCACTAGCATATAACGTCCCAGCAATATTAATTTGAGTTCCAGACTGCGACATAATGCTATTCGCAAACACATTCGCAGAGGACGCATAAGGAATGTAAGTAGATGATACTGAACCCGTAAAAACGGCGGATACTGGGTTCGTATACTTAACTAATTGATTGGAAGAGTTCAAACCGATTGTCGTTGCTGGTGTTCCTGTCGCAATACCTGTTGCGGTAATAATTCCTGTGATGGAAGTGGCTCCTACAATAGATGTGTCTCCGTATGCGGTAATGGCGGTTGGCGTTGGATAACTAGCACTACCAATCTGTAAAGCACCCGAAACATAAGGATTAGATAGTGTCGTGGATAGAGCCGTTAGCGTAATCGTTCCAAAGAAGAAGTAAGGTTGTGATGATGCTCCTGCGTAGTCATAGACGATGATACTTAGAGATGTTCCATTCGCCTGAACCGCAAAATTAAAAGAACGTGTTGTGCTTGTATAGGTTGATAGAAATCCACTATTATACAATACTGTTCCACTCTGTCTAATCTCAAAGTAAACACCACCAGAGGATGGAGTTGAGAAGACCATATTGGTAATCGTCATTTGGTACGTCTGTCCATATCCCGCTGTTAGCCCAGTAGAATTCAGCGTGAAACTAGAAACTCCAATGTTACCATACGCTGTTCCCTGCGTTGTTCCAGTGTTGTAGGAGTATGCCGCCGTTCCCGTTCCAGCCGTCCAATATGGCTGGTTCCACGTGGTAGCGGTGAGTGTTGCGGTTATCGCATTCTTACCCGCCGAGAAGTTATTATTGAAATCGTTTGTCCCTGTCCACGTATTATTAAGGGATAATATCGCACTACCAGATGGTACCGCAAATGACCGCAGATTACCGCTACCATCCACACCAAGCGCCAACGAAGGGGTAGCACTAGTTACTCCCGTGAACTGGGCGGTTGTGGCGATAATGCTATTGCTCCCAAGGTTAACATTACTGGTTGCGCCTGTGTATGGAATACGTAGAGCATCCGCAGTGTCTACATACCCCTTGTTGGTCAAGTCGGTCGTGCTTGATGGGGTGTGGGTTGTCTTTATATTTTTAGAACCCAAATCCACATCGTATAAACTCCCTGTATACCTTACGAAATTAGCACTTGATACACCATCTACATAGGTGATAGCGTTTTGGAGTGTTACGAGGTTCACAACATCATTATTGGCTACTGGGTTATAGCTTGTTCGTATGGGTTGGACACCTACATCAATTGTTTTGTTTGCCCCTGTATACGGGACTAGGTTATCAATGTCTATATCGTTCCCGTTGATGGCGATACCATTTACGTCTAGATATGTTAGCCCGTCTAGTGAGTTAGCAAAGTATTGCTGTTGAAGACCGTTGATAGACATATTTTATTATTATCTTCTCTTAATAATAATAAAGATAAAAATGGCGACCGAAAAAAAATCGCATCCCCTCACGGAGAAAATGAAACCCCGCGACAGTCAAATTATTGAGAGCGACGGTGTATTACCACTCGGCTCTCGTGTACTCTTTTTCATTGGTGGAAAAGGGTCCTCTAAGACAACCACCGTTCTCAACCTACTTTCCCTTAAAGAAAGTCCATACCGAAAATACTTCAAGAACATCTTTCTTATCTCACCGTCTGCCTCCGCGGACAAGAAGCTCAGTGACCTCTACGAGGAGCTAGAAAGGGACGATAAGGTCTACGACACACTGAACGATACCGTTGTGAATGAGATTACCGACCGATTAAAAGACATGAACGAGGAACACCCAAAACAACAAAATCTTGTTATCATTGATGATTGCTCACATTTGCTTCCAACAGGACGTAAACCTAGTAAAATATCGGGACTTTTTACGAATTCCAGACATTTGAAGACTTCCGTTTGGCTTATTGCTCATAAATTTACGAGTATTCCGCCCATGATACGTAATCAGGTTGACGGGTTGTTTATCTTTAAAACTAATAGTAAAAGCGAATTAAAATCGTTTCAAACTCATCTTAATGTGGACGAGGACATGTTCGCAAAGAATTTAAAGGAGGCTACGAGTAAGCCGTATGGTTTCCTATTCCTAAACTTGACGGGAGCCAAGCCGAAATACTACGACCGGTTTGATGAGTTGCCTGATTAGATTTGGATACGAGCGAGTTCTTGGAATGCCTCTTTGAGAGGCTTAATCTTGGTTTGGTATTTCATTTTGTTCTTTTGAGAAATCTCTTCTTTGTGCTTCTCCATATACTTGTAGGTAGCTCGTTTCTGTGCTTCGGTGTAACCCGTGCGCTTAATGATGTAGACAATCGTTGGTTGAACGTTCATTTTATATATATAGAAGATAATATATTTAAATAGTTTTTTTTCATTTTTTTTATTTCAATTTTATAATTCCAAGAAATTCCAAAATTCCAAAAATTTGTTAAAAAAGTAGGTTGCTCCACGTGATGCCCGTTTTTGAGACCACAGACCACCGTAGTCTGTGGTCTCTAAAACCACCCCTTTTCATTGCGACTTGGTTTTTGATAAAATTTTTGGAATTTTGGAATTTTTGGAATTGAAAAAAAAATAAAATTGAATTCCAAAAAATGAAAAAAAATGATTTAAAAATTAAAATCTCTATATATATAAAAAGACATGTCCACTGTTGAAATCCAATCCCGCCCCGTCGTTTTAGAACTTACCGAGAAGGTGAACCTTCCGGCTTTACGTATCATTCGTGATAACTTTGAAGAAGTTTTCAAGAGAATGGGCGGAAAAATGAAACTATTCAATGAGAAAACCCATGAATACGAAGTTTGTGCCGATTACTCCCAAGCGCACACATTAATTAACGAACTGTACAATTCCAAGAAAGATACCTCAAAGGTGAAATATCACTACACCGCCAGAGTAGATTACGGACGTCGTTTCGCTCCCAAGTCACTTCAAGGAACCGCCAGAGAAATCCGCCACGCTATCGCCAAGGACATCTACATTGACCTAGACTTCAAGAATGCCCATCCGTGTATCCAAGAGCGCAAATGTATGGAGATGGAGTTCAAACATGAGCCGTTGTCTCACTACATCGCCAACCGTGATGTGGTACTGAAAGAGCGAATTGGAAAAGAAATGAAAGTCTGGGTCTGGGAGAACGCCGAGAAGACCAAGGGACACCACGATACGATTATCGCTAAAAAAGACGATGTTAAGCAGGGGTTCTTAACGTTGTTGAATGGAGGCTCAAACCGATTTCAAAACGATGAGTTCGCCAATCTATTTGAACAGCGACAGAAGGAGTTTGTTAAGGAATTCTGTAACTATCGCAAGTATCCAGACCATAACAAATACGTTATGCGTTCCAAACACAAGACCTTCAACGCCGAGGGGTCAGCTCTCAATTATTACTTTTGCGATGTGGAAGATAAACTGCTTCAACATGTAGAGAACTGTTTACAAGACCGAGACATCCAATACGGAACGCTCTGTTTTGACGGTCTTCAAATCTACAAGGACAGTGTACCTAACATCCAAGAAGTGTTGACGGAGATTGAACAAAGTCTCAATACATCCTTTAACTACCCATTTAAATTGTCTGTTAAGCCGATGGATGAAGACGTCAATTTGGATGGGTTGGTAGAGAAGCCAGACTTGAAAGTGAGCGATGTAGACTACGCCCTCTACATCTTGGAACAACTCAAAGACGATATCAAGTATCACACCAAACTGAACCAAATGTATAAGTGGAGTTCTAAATTAGCTCTATGGAGACCAATGAAGATTGATAATATGATTTGTTTTATTCCAGACATCCTTGTTCCGCACATAAATACCTCAC